TCGTCGGATCGCTGAAGAGCGCGGGCGTCTGGTCAAAAATGCGCGCGATTTACCCGTTCATCGGCGGCACGGCATCGACTCACAAATGGAACCTCAAAGACCCGCGAGACTTGGACGCCGCCTATCGACTGGCGTTTTCAGGCAACTGGACGCACTCCGCAACGGGGGCCACTCCAGATGGCAGCACGGCATATGCCAATACGTTCGCCGTGCCATCCACGTTTTTTAGCGACTACACAGGCGCATACGGCCTGTATCTGCGCACAAACCCAGCATCTTCGACTGGGTATCGAGTGGACATGGGTGCTCAGTTTTTCTCCGACCCAACGAGCAACCGATTTCTCCAGCATATTGGATCAACCGACGGCAATTCGTACTACGACTGGCGGAATCGCGTAACAGTTGCCACGTCGACCGTCGGTAGTGTGACTGGGTTCCATGTCGTCTCGCGGACAAGCACTTCGCTGATGACGGTCTACCGAAACGGCAATTCAGTGGCGTCCGGGGCATCGTCGGACATCACCACCGACCTACCAAACCGCCCGCTCTACATAGGCGCACAGAACCATACCGATGGCCCAAACTTGCACTCAAACCGCGAGCAGTCATTTGTGTTCCTGTCGGAATCTCTGTCTGGCTCGGAAGTAACTGCCGTCAATTCCGCCGTGCAGGCGTTCCAGACAACTCTCAGTAGGAGCGTCTAGTGAGGGACTCCATCTTCCTCGCCGCTCTCCTCACGTTCTCGCTCGCAGCGGGCGTGACGGCGGCACGCACTACGGCGGCGTTCATGCGATGGGCTGTCCAGCGAACACTAGCAGTGGAGTGGTGACATGAGCATAACCTTCCCAGCATCGCCAACGTCCGGCCAAACTGCCGCGGTCAACGGCCGTACCTACTCTTGGGACGGCTACGCATGGAACTTGGTGGCTAACGTCCCTGGCCACGCCGCGAGCCATGCCGCAGGCGGAAGCGACCCTCTGACAATCGTACATGAGTATGACACGCCCGCCAGTTTCCCCGGCACCGGCTCCAGCGCCGCCATATACATTGCAACGGATACAAGCCAGACTTATCGCTGGACTGGCAGTCAATACATGGAGACAGGCCCGCTTGGCAGCACCGTCTCCTTAACCTCGGCCTCTGATCTGAGCAACGGCACGCTGGCCGATGCGCGGTTGAGCGGCAACGTCACGCGGAATGAGAACCTGCGATGGGCGATGCAGACGACCAATACATCCATTGATTGGCTACCACGCGGGCATGGAGTTATCGGTAGCGCGGCTGCTGCATCTACCGGATTAATCTTAGCTTTTTTCACCGCCCCCTATTCTTTCACAGCCACTACGTTGACTTTCTGCACTGGAGGCACCGCTACGGCTGGTCTTTCACTGTGCCGGTTTGGTTTGTTTACCGTTTCAGAAACGATCACCGATGGTGCCACTGCCACTACGCCTGTTGTTACGTTGGTTGCTCGCACTGCCAATGACACAACAATTGGCAATATCACAAACACGCTGTATTCGCGCACCTTTGCTTCTGACGGCCTGCCAAATTCGTATAACCTAGTCGGCGGCACTCGCTACGCGGCTGGCCTTATGATTGTCGGCACTACTCCGGGCACTTGGCAGTGCGCCACGTTAAGTACCGGCGTAATCATGCGACTGCCCCCTATGGTTGCGGGGGTCGTAGGTTCTCTTAATGATCTGCCAACGGCACCGACAAGCGTCTCCAGCGGAACTTTTGTGCTTTACGGGAGAATTTCATGATTACCACTTATCTCGGCGTGATCGACAATGCCTATTAATTTTCCAATAACTCCAACGCTCAACCAGACATCGGTGCAAAACGGACGCACTTTTGTCTGGAGCGGTACGGCGTGGAACTTTGTGAACAACATTATCGGCCACGGCGGCTCGCACGCCGCGAACGGCACAGACGCCGTATTGTTGTCCGCCGCCCAGATAACATCCGGCACGCTCAATGAATCTAGGCTTCCTGCGTCTGCCGTGCTGGCGAGCAGTTTACTGGCATCTGTGAATTCGTCTACCGCAGTCATCGACACAATCCCGCGAAACATCCAAAACACAGCTATCACTTTGACTAGTGGCAGTATGGTTCTGACGTTTTTCACGCCACTAGTGACGCGGACAATCACTCAAATCACGGCAGGCTCCGGCAGCGTTGCAGGGGCAGGGCTGACGCTCGCGAGGCTTGGGCTATACACCTGGGACGAAACGAACGCCACGCTGGTGGCCGCAGTGGCGAGCGACACCACGCTTTTTACTGCCGCCAACACAGTTTATACGCGATCTCTGTCTACGGGCGGTGGCCTGCCGTCCAGCTACACGCTAACCGCTGGGACTCGGTATGGGTTTGCGGTGTTAGTCACCGGAACAACCATGCCGTCCCTCATCGGTTTGAATAGCTCGGGCTTTAACTTTGCAACTATATCGCCGCGCACAAATGGACAGCGGCCATCTCTGACAGACCTATCGACCTCTTTTGGGGTGGGGAATATATCCGTGACTACGAATTTGTTTTGCGCGAGGTTCTCATGACGACCACATACATCGGCGTGATTGACGGCATGCACACATGGGAGGTTCGCGACGAGAGCGGCACCTTGGTCGGCATGAACCAGCAGGCCGTGGACGACTCTGTACCGGCGAGCGTCTCCGCTCGCCAGATACGCCTATGGCTGCTGCGTCAGGGCATTAGCCTCGCACAGGTCGATGCGGCCATCGACGCCATCCCCGACCAGCTACAGCGAGACTCAGTGCGGGTGGAGTGGGACTACGCGCCTTACATAGAGCGGTCACACCCCATGCTGCCACCAATTGCCCAGGCTCTGGGGCTAACCGACATCGACGCGGCTTTTCGGGAGGCGGCGACGATCTAGAGGGGACAATAGTCTTTAGGCCCACTTTCGCAGGTTTTCCATGCCCCCTCCACGCCTCAAACGCAGTAATACCTCCGGTACTGTCCCTGCGTCATTAGAGGACGGGGAGATCGCCATCAACCAGGCGGATGGCCGGCTGTACCATCGCACTGTCGCTGGCGGCGTGTCATCTTTCACAGCCGCTCCAAGCGATGGGAGCATAACGACTGTATCGATAGTAGACGGCAGCATCACCACGGCGAAGATTGCGAACTCGGCTGTCACGTATGCCCAAGTCCAGAACGTGTCTGCGACCGACAGGCTGCTTGGTCGCTCCTCCTCTGGGGCTGGTGTTGTCCAAGAAATTATCTGCACAGCTTTTGCTAGAAGCATCTTGGATGATGTAGACGCTGCGGCAGGCAGGGCCACACTGGGGCTTGGCACTGCTGCCACGGCTGCAAGCACTAGCTTTGCGGCTAGCTCCCACACACACGGGGCCAGCGAGATCGTCTCTGGCACCCTCGCAGACGCCCGCCTTTCTACCAATGTAGTGCTTACTGGCGACTCACGCCTGACAAACGCTCGCACGCCAACCGCACATAGCAGCACCCACGCCGCTGGGGGAACAGACCCGTTGGCTCTGGCCATATCGCAGGTGACGAATCTGCAGACCACGCTGGACGGCAAGCAGGCGTCGGGTTCCTACGCCCCTGCCACGCACACCCACACAGCCGCCCAAGTGTCCGGGCTCGCGGCCGTTGCGACGAGCGGCTCCTACGTAGACCTAACCAACAAGCCTGCGATCCCTGCTGCCACCACCAGCGCTACGGACTTGGTATCTGGCACGCTTGCGGATGCTCGCCTGACGGCCAACGTAGTCCTGACGACAGACTCCCGCCTGACTAATGCCCGCACACCAACCGCCCATACGCACGGCAACCTGACCAACGCTGGGGCTATCGGGACAACGTCAGGCGTGCCAATCATTACGACCACCTCTGGCGTTCTGGCTGCTGGCACATTCGGCACCGCAGCCGGGAGCTTTTGCCAAGGGAACGACTCTCGCCTGTCCGATGCCCGTGCGCCTACCACACACAACCACACTGCCTCACAGATCACAGACTTCGCCACGCAATCAGCTTTGTATGGCCCAGTGACCAGCGTCAACGGCCAAGCGGGGGCTGTAACCGTCTCCGGTGTCACTGACGGCGACAAGGGTGACATCACTGTCTCGGGCACCGGGGCGACATGGACGATTGACAATAGCGCCGTCACATACGCCAAGCTCCAGAACGTCTCTGCGACCGACCGGCTCTTGGGCCGCTCCTCTGCGGGGGCCGGTGTGGTGCAAGAGATAGCCTGCACAGCATTTGCCCGTAGTCTCTTGGATGATACAGACGCAGCAACCAGTCGAACAACCTTGGGGCTGGCCACTGTTGCAGCGACGGGCTCCTATGTCGATCTCTCCAACAAGCCTACTATCCCGGCAGCTACTACCAGTGCCACAGACTTGGTGTCTGGAACCTTGGCCGATGCTCGCCTGACGGCTAACGTGGTGCTTACAGGCGATGCGCGGCTTGCCAATGCCCGCACTCCAACCACTCACAAGGCGAGCCATGCAGTCGGCGGCGTGGATGCTTTGTCCCCCGCGGACATCGGCGCTGTCCCCTCGTCCGGCGGAACACTCACTGGCACTCTTACGCACGCCGCGGCGCAGACGTTTGTCTCTGCAGGTGGGTCTGCCGCGAGCCCGGCGTACTCGTTTACGGGTGATACCAACACCGGGATGTTTTCTTCTGCCGCCGACACACTTGGTCTGTCCACTGGTGAAGTGCAGCGGCTGCAGATCGATGCCAATGGGAATGTGGGCATCGGCAACAACGCATTGAGTAACGTCCGCCTGACCGTGGCCTCCACGCTGACGAACGTGACCGGGTTCGGCATGCAGTGCAACACCGTCTCTGCAGCAACGAGCAATGGGGCCTATAGCGTATTTGGATCGCAAGCACAGGTAACCCACAACATCACTGCCGGTCTATCGAATACCGGCGTCTCCCGCGCGATGTTTGTGTCTTGTGCCCGCAACAACGGGTTTTCGACAGACGCGGGGAGTCTAGGGTTTATACGCGGAATGGAGTTTCAATACGGCCACGGCAACACAAATGCTGCGATAAGCCCCACAACGACACAGGTAATCGGACTGCAAATGGTGCCGCTGTTGGGCCCCGGAACGATGACAGAACTCTATGACATCTTTGTTGGCGCGCCCGCGCACGGCACAGGCACCATCGGAAATCATTTCTCCATATTCCAAGCAGCGGCGACCGCCAAGAACTATTTCGCTGGTCACGTTGGCATCGGGACGACCACGCCCGCAACCAAGCTGGATGTCTCTGGTTCTATCCGCGCTTCGTCAGGCATCTTGTTCGGCGCTGACACGGCTGCGGCTAACACGCTGTCGGACTACGAAGAGGGCACGTGGACTCCGGCGTTCACTACCGGCTTTTCGTCCGTGACCGTAACTGAGGCCCTCGGCCGGTACATCAAAATAGGCAAGACAGTCACCGCTCATCTTCGGCTCAGCGTGAGCGCGTTCACGGGCAACGGAATGCCTGTTGGTGTTTCGCTGCCGTTCACTGCGGCGACTTCGACCTTTGGCGGTGGATTCGTTCACTCCAGCAATGCCTTTCTCGCCACCGCCACGGCCCCGCCCATGGTAGGTGGGCCGGATTCGGGATCGTCCGGCGCTGTTTTAAGCAAGGCGATTGGTGAAGGGTTCACGGCTAGCGATTTCAAAACTCCAAGCTGGACGATAGGGCTCACAGTTCTTTACACGGCAGGGTAACTATGGCACTTACGCAAAGTTCAGAAGTAGACCGGGTGGAAGTGGTGGGCGTGTATCGCTCCGTCCAAGTGCGAGAGTCCATCATCGTCCGCGACGGTGACAAGGAGATTGCAAGCAACTTCCATCGCCACATCATCAATCCCGGTGATGATTACTCGGCCGAAACTCCGCTTGTCCGGGCCGTATGCGCGGCCGCGCATACTGAGGAAGTGGTTGCCGCATACCAAGCCAGCCTGGGCGAGCAGGCGTGACCGTGCTGGCAGACTGTTCTGAACCGAACGCCAGAACTGCTCCAGGCGTACCAAGACCGCACTTCCGGGGGCAAACACCAACAGCGCGTGTACGCCTAGCCGCCCTCGCAGGCCACTAGCCTATAGAGGAAAGCCCAGTCTTGGAGGGCCATTCCAACGCTGTCCGCTGCTGCCCCCCCGGAGCCTGAGCCTGACGTATGACTCTCCTGACTTACTACGACGCGGTCGAACATCTCATCACCAGCAGTTCGGGTGGCCCGCAGGATGCGGAGCAGACCGACATCCGCACATCCATCCAGCGCGCCTACAGCGAACTCTCAACGATCCGTGACTGGAACTACTACCAGACTCACGGCCGGATTCGGTTCTCCATCAACTGGTACGGCTCGGTTACCTACAGCCAAGACACAAGGTTCTTCGACCTGTCGTCTGGGGACGCATTCCCGACCAACTCGGTGCTGTCGCGCATGCGACTCAACAACACGGTCGCCAAGATCGCCACCCGCGTCAGCAGCACCCGACTGCTGTGCGACCCGATCCTGACTCCATCCAGCGATTTCCTCAATCCCACAGCAGCCACGCTGTACCAAGACACCTTCCCCCTGCCGTCCGACTTCCGGTCGCTGGACTCCCCAATCGACCATGTCGCTTGGACGCGGTTCATCTACGTGTCGGCCGACCAAGCGATGAAGCTGGAGAACGCTAACAACCTTGCAGGACCGCCGCATGCGTGGACGGTCATCAAGGATCCGCATGGCACTGGGTGGGCGATTAAGGTCGTTGGGTATCCGGTCGCCAACTCCAACCTGGACTTCACGTATCGCCGCCTGCCGCGCCGCCTGCGGATCTCGGGCCATGAGGCTAGCTCGCGTCAGGGCACGGTGACCATTGCGGGCACGGCCGTCACTGGCACGGGCACTGCCTTCACAGCCGCCATGGTTGGTTCGGTCATGCGAGTGGGCACCGCCACTGATTTCCCAGGCAGCGATGGATCGCTTCTCCCCTACCAAGGAGAGGCAGTTATCGCATCAGTCGCCAGCGCCACCTCTTGCACGTTGGCCACCTCCCTTACGGCAACGGGGGCGAAGTACCTCGTCACCGACATAGTGGACATGTCGCCTGGGATGAATAACGGATTCTTGTCCTGTGCTGCGTATTGGCTGGCCCGCACGCGCAACACCAAGCCGGACAACGCCTTCGCCATGTACCAGCGGGACTTGCGTCTGGCCATGGAGTCTGATGCCCTCACTCCGTTCCAGCAGCCGCAGCGAGTGATCTTCGATGCTATGGCGTGGAGGACGCCGCTGCAGGCCGACAACTTCGATGGAGGTAATCCATGATCGTCATCGACAAATGGGCTGGGCTGGTCACAAACGCCTCGCCGTATTCCATACCTCCCGGCTCAACGGTACAGCAAGTCAACCTGCAGTGCTTGGTGCCGGGGAAGCTCACTGTGCGCGCTGGCCTGTCGCCCATCACGT